GAAGAATCATTACAGAATGAAGAGAGTCAAGCTAATGATACAGGAGTGGAAGGAAGCACTGAGGGTGCCACCTCCACATCGGAACAAAAAGAAGTACAGCCGCAAGGCGAAGCACAAGAGTCCTCAGAGTTAAATGAGGAAGACGTTCTTTCATATATTGGTAAAAGATACGGCAAGGATATAAACTCATTCGATGAGCTTATGTCTGAGCGAGAGTCTTCAGAGGAATTACCTGAAGATGTAGCTGCCTATCTTAAATATAAAAAAGAGACAGGACGTGGATTCAATGACTTCCAAAGATTACAGGAAGACTTTGATGATATGGACCCTGACTATTTGCTATCTCAATATTATAAGGCTACGGAGACGGGGCTTGATGATGATGACATAGATATTATGTTGAGTGAGTTTGATTACGATGAGGACTTGGATGACGAGGCTGACGTAAAGAAAATAAAGCTAGCAAAGAAAAAGACTATTGCAAAGGCCAAAGGGTACTTTGAGGATATGAAGGAACAATACAAGCTTCCACTTGAGTCAAGTGGTGGTGAGCGTTCGGGAGTAGACTCCGAGGAGATGGAGGCATATAAGCGATATACAGAGTCTGCTAAGACCCAACAGGAGCTAGGAGAGCGTAGACGAAATTGGTTTACTGAAAAAACCAACGAGGTATTCGGAGGGGAGTTCAAAGGTTTTGAATTCTCTATTGATGATAAGGCCGTACTATACTCACCGCAATCTGCCGATGAGCTAAAGACTAAACAGTCTGACGTTATGAACTTCTTAAATAGGTTTATGAACGATGACGGTTTAATAGCTGACGCAGAGGGCTACCATAAGGCGATAGCAGTAGCATCAAACCCTGAGAAGTTTGCTCAGTTCTTTTATGAACAAGGCAAAGCTTCAGCAACTGAGGATGTAACCCGTAAGATGAAAAACATTGATATGTCGACACGGAATGCACCTGAGGTTTCTACAAAGGGCGGGATGCAAATTCGAGCTATAAACCCTGACTCGGGGAAGGGCTTGAAAATTAGAAGTATTAAAAATAAATAAAAAACAAAAAACAAAATGGCAGTAGACGCAACACCGGGATTTGACTTGCAGCCATCTGCAACGCAGATTCCCACAGCAACAAATTACATTAACAACTTTGATTTCTTGAATCAGTATCTTCCTGATACATACGAGAAAGAATTCGAGCGTTATGGTAACAGAACAATTTCATCTTTCCTACGATTAGTAGGTGCAGAGATGCCTTCTAACTCAGACCTTATCAAATGGGCAGAGCAAGGAAGATTACATACTAAGTATGTAAACGTAGGGACAGCGGCATTAGTAAATGCTGACAACGCTACATTCCAAGTGAACGACAACCTTGCACCTGCAGGTTCAACAGCAGGAGCTTTAGGTACACCATCTATCGCTATCCGTGTAGGACAGACGGTTATGGTTGTTCAGAACGGAGGAACAGGTAGCAACAAAGGTATCGTAACAGCGGTTACAACTCCGGACACTTTCACTGTAGCTTTCTATGAGGCAGGTGGTCTTGTAACAGCAGGAACAGGAGTAGGTAACGCAGACGTTTCTGTATTCATCTACGGTTCTGAGTTCAAGAAAGGAACAAACGGAATGCAAGGTTCTTTAGAGGCTGACGATTTAATCTTTGAGAACTCTCCAATTATCTTAAAAGATAAGTATGCAGTATCAGGTTCTGATATGGCACAGATTGGATGGGTTGAGGTAACAACTGAGAACGGAGCAAACGGATACCTATGGTATATGAAGTCTGAGCACGAGACTCGTTTACGTTTCGATGATTACTTAGAGACTGCAATGATTGAGGCAGTTCCTGCAGAAGCAGCAGGTGGTGCAGTAGCAGCAGGTTTCAAAGGTTCAGAAGGTATCTTCTATTCTGTAGAGAACAGAGGTAACGTATGGTCAGGTGGTAACCCTGTAGCTTTGGCAGACTTTGATGCTATCATCTCACGTCTTGACAAGCAAGGTTCTATCGAGGAGAACGTTATCTTCCTAGACCGACAGTTTGGTTTTGACATTGACGATATGTTAGCAGCTCAAAACTCTTACGGAGCAGGTGGTACATCTTACGGATTGTTTGACAATGACGAAGAGATGGCACTTAACTTAGGTTTCACAGGATTCCGTAGAGGTTATGACTTCTACAAGTCTGATTGGAAATACCTAAACGACCCAACAATGCGAGGTGGTTTACCAACAGGAGCAGGTTCAGGACGTGTAAACGGACTATTGGTTCCTGCAGGTTCAACTACTGTATATGACCAAATCCTTGGAAAGAACGCTAAGCGTCCATTCCTACACGTTCGTTACAGAGCTTCAGAGACTGAAGACAGACGATACAAGACTTGGATTACAGGTTCAGCAGGAGGGGCACGTACTTCTGACTTAGATGCAATGGAGGTTAACTTCCTTTCTGAGCGAGCGGTATGTACCTTAGGGGCAAACAACTTCTTCTTATTCCAAGAGTAGGAACAGTTATAAAACCAAGAGGGGTGTCTTAGGGCACCCCTTTATTTTTTAAATTTTAAATTATATCAAATGAAAACAAAAGAAAAGTTCGTAAGTAAAAGTTATAGACTTACAAGAGACGTAGCACCGCTAACGTTTATGTTACCATCACGTAACACAAGAAGATACCCACTATTATGGTTTGACGAGGACAAAGGAATAAACAGACCTTTACGTTATGCCGTCAATCAAAAGACACCATTCGAGGATGAGCAGGACGGTAACGCTATCGTTGAGCCTATCATATTTGAAGATGGATTCTTACACGTATCAAAACAAAATCAGATTCTTCAGCAGTTCTTAAATCTACATCCTATGTATGGTAAATCATTCACAGAGATTAATGACGAGAAGGATGCGTCTCAAGATATTGAGGTATTAAATCTAGAGGTAGATGCATTGATAGAGGCACGTAGCCTTTCATTAGAACAGCTTGAGAGTGTATGCTCTGTGTTGTTTGGTATTGATGTGTCAAAGGTTTCTACAGCAGAGATGAAGAGAGATATTCTAGTTTATGCTAGAAACTATCCTGAGGACTTCTTAGATATTATCAACGACCCAATGTTAAAGCTTCAGGCTAAGGTCAACAAGTTCTTTGACAGTGGTCTACTTACATATAGAAAGAACCGTAAAGAGGTTTGGTACAGTACCCCAACAAATAAGAAGCGAATGCTTGTTGTTCCCTTTGGAGACGAGGGAGTATCTACAGTAGCTAGCTATCTTCAGACTGACGATGGCGTTGAGGCATTGAAGGTACTAGAGAAGCTACTAGATTAATTTCAGTATCTTTGTGGTATTATTAACCCATTAATTTTTTAACAATGGAAAAATTTTTAAAAGTTACAAACGCACCTGTTACAGGGCAGCTTATTGCTATTAACGGAATCAAAGCAGTTGCTACGGCAAATGCTACCGCAACTACGGTCACTATTAAGTATTTTGACGGAACTACAACTACAGTGACAACTGCAGCTCAAGTAGCTCACGATGTATATAGTGAGATTTTAGATGCAGTTGCTACAGCGATTGCTACATCTTGGCAGAAGGCTTACTATGAAGTGGTTCTTCCAAAGGCAGTAACAAGTATTTTAAATGCTTAATACTTACTTTAACCTATTGAAGGAGGGCTTTTAAGGAGCCCTCTTTTTTTTTGCTTATCTTTGTGTAAAGAAGATAACGAATGATTAACTCAGTAAGAAATACAGTTCTATCTATACTGAACAAGAACAACTACGGATACATCTCTCCATCAGACTTTAACCTGTTTGCTAAGCAGGCACAGCTAGATATATTTGACAACTACTTTTTCAATTATAACTATCAGATTAATAAGGAGAATGCGAGACAGTCAGGTACGGGATACGCTGACATTAAGAAGGGATACGAGGAGGTTATTGAGATGTTTGGTGTAACAAACTATCTACCAACCACAAGCACATTATTAAATACTGTCAACCTAGGGAATACGTTCTATCTACCTGCACAGATTTATACAGGTGATGACTACTACCTAATCAATAAGGTGTTGGCGTATGAGACAACTAAAGCTACAGGTGCAACCACATCTATTCTTGCAAATAGCCTAGAGGATAGTACAGCCACATTTATTAGTGATGGTGTAAAGGTGGGGGATGTGGTATTTAATCTGCGCACACCGTCTGCATTAGAGAACGCTACGGTTACTCAGGTATTGAGTGATACCGTATTGGTTCTATCATCAGATATATTTACAGCTAACGCATCAGCGTATGTGGTATTTAGTCCAAAGCAGAATGAGCTAGACAAGGTTACTCAGAATAAGATTACAATGCTTAACAACTCAATGCTTACTGCACCGAGTAGATTGTTTCCTGCATACACACAGGAGGGTGGTATACTTACAGCATATCCATCGGCATTGTTCTCAGGTATACAGTGTCAGTACATCAGATACCCTAAGGACCCGAAGTGGACCTATGTAAACTTGACAAACGGTGAGCCTGTATTTGACTCCGGACAGGCAGACTACCAAGACTTTGAACTAAGCTTAGATGACCAAGTTGAATTGGTAAATAAGATTCTACAGTATTCAGGTATGTCTATCAGAGAGATTCAAGCGGTACAGTTTGGTAAGGCAGAGGAGCAATATAACGACCAACAAGAGAAATAATGGCATACATATCACAATACGAATACTACGAGAATAATGGGAACGCACCTGAGAATGCTAATTGGGGTTCCTATCAGTACGTTAGCCTATACGATATAGTAAACAACTATATGCTTATGTATACGGGTAACCACTCAATGATTAACAACGAGGAGAGATACAAGGTCTTGTTCCACGCTAAGCGTGGTATACAGGAGCTGAACTATGATGCGTTCAAGGAGATAAAGGTTTTAGAGTTGGACGTGTGTGACAACCTAAGGTTTGTTCTACCTCCTGACTTTGTGAATTGGGTTCGTATATCACTATATAAGGATGGTGTATTGAGACCAATGACTGAGAACATTCAGGTTAATAGTGCAGACGCATATCTACAGGACAACAACTGTAAGATTCTTTTTGACCAAGACGGGAATGTATTGAAGCCTGAGTATTCAGGATTGGATGTAGATAGGATTAAAGGAACAAAGAAGAGTATATATCTAAATGAGGCTAGTCAGTTCAATGGTATGTTGGGATACAACTACGATGGCTATTGGTACTTTGACTACGGCATAGGAGCGTTCTACGGGCTTAACACAGAGACTGCTAACGCTAACCCTACCTTTAGGATAGATAAGCGTGCAGGTGTAATAAACTTTGACTCATCAATGTCTGACGAGAAGTGCATACTTGAGTATGTGTCTGACGGTATGGAGAATGGTGACGATAGCTTGGTTCAGGTGAACAAACTTTTTGAGGATTATGTATATGCGTACATAACATATGCACTACAGAACTCTAAGTATGGTGTTCAGGAGTATATGATTAATAGAGCGAGAAAGAATAAGACAGCACTATTGCGTAACGCAAAGATTAGAATGAGTAATATTCATCCCGGTAGGTTACTACAGAACCTAAGAGGGCGGGACAAATGGATTAAGTAAATGGCGAATTTAAAGAGACACTTTATATCAGGCAAGATGAACAAGTCTGTGGACGAAAGACTTGTGCCTAACGGTGAGTATATTGATGCATTGAATGTAAGGCTTGGTTCTACTGAGGCATCAGAGATAGGCTCCGTTGAGAACTCAAAGGGTAACACTAAGGTTACGTCATTGGAGTACAACGGTACAGCGTTAAGTAACAATGCAAAGTGTATAGGTACTCTTGACGATAGTGCGAACGAGACATTATATTGGCTTGTTCACGACCCATCATTCAGTGTTGGAGCTACAGGTAAGCTTGACCTTATAGTGTCAAT